AACACAAGCCATCAGTTACTATTAACTACACAGACAGTGAGTTCCTAAGACTAGGAGCTACAGTATATGAGCAGTTCGATAGCATCTCTGGTGTCTCATTCCTTCCAAAGTCTGAACACACATATCAACAAGCACCCTTTGAAGAAATAACTGAAGAACAACATAATGCATTTCCAAATATTGCAGTTGACTTTAGTGTGCTTAGTAACTACGAAACAGAAGATACAACCAAGGCTGCTCATGAGCCAGCCTGTTCAGCTGGAGGCTGTTCAATCATATGAAAAATATAATCGAAGAAACACTACAAGTCAAACTAGATAACGGTCTTCCTTTAACGGGACCAGAGTTTGGTAGACTAGCTAGGCAACTAGCAACATACATCATAGCATTAGAAAGAGAATTAAATGAACTCAAAGTATCCGTATCTAGATCCAGACTGGATCAAGATAATGAAGGAATGGGTTCAGCTACCAAGCTACGACCAAAATCAATCCAGTGAACTACTGGCTAGAAATATAGCGTACACTTCTGGGAAGCTGGACTTCATTGGTAAACTTGAAGTAATCGTAAGACTACAGGAAAGGGATAATAACAATGGCTAATCAATCATCAGCTGATTATTATAGATCCATTGCCAAGATGAGAGACACCAACTACAAACCAGAAGAGCTATCAAATCTTGGTAAGTTTTATAGAGATACAGCAGAAGATTATAGAAATAGATCTACGGCTTCGGCTGGAGAGTTTAATAAGTGGAATGATATCTGGGAAGATAGATTTAAAAGAGCAGAAGATGCTTATCTTAGTAGATGGAAAGCCCAAGCATTAGCTGGTTTTCAAGGAAAAAATCCTGATTATCTTAGAATGCGTGGAGGACAGGAGTGGGAACGATATCAAAAGATAACTAGTAATGAAACTAAGTTATCTGATCTACGAGCAGACCCAAGCTTAAGAAGATACGAACCAACTGGTTCATATGTATCTGCTTACAACCCAAACAGTCAATTCTTTAATGACAAAACTGTTTCGTATAATAGAATGTTTGATAGAAAAACTGGAGAAAGATTATCTATGGAACAGATTATTAAACTTGATACAAGTAAACGAGGAAACAAGTTTCTTCTTGGTCAAGAAGGAGATCAGTTCTTATTTAATCAACAAGTTCATTCCAGTAATACAAGTGCAGCTGAATCATATCAAAAACAATTTGATACCGAACAGGCAATGCTAGTTGTAAAGAATGAAGAAGCTAAAAAGAAATTCATTGCTGATAAACAGCAAGCTCTTTCAGATGCACAAAGCCTCTCCTATCGTGGGGCTACATATATTGAAAAACCACTATAAGGAATTAACATGGGCGGATCGCCACAAATTAGCGGAGGAATGACTGCAGCTGAACAAGCTAAACTACTTGCAGACGAGCGTCGATTTCAAGATGAACAAGAAGAAAGACGAAGAGCACGTGCTCTTGATGAAGAGAAGCAGAGAGAAGAACGTGATAAGCTAGAGCAAGAAAGACTTGCTCAAGAAGAAGCACAGAGAATTGCTGGTATCAACAAGGCTGAACAAGACGTGATTGATGAATCAGATGCAAACAAAAAAGATAAGAAGGCATCATTGTCAAAGGTATCATTCTATACTGCGCTCGGTAAGGGTGTGGTAAACAAGAGTGAGAAACCACTATGATGTTACAAGAACGGTTTCGCATACTGGATGGAAATAGATCTAGTAAATTAGAAAGATCGCGTTTCTGTTCAGCACTTACAATCCCTACAATTCTACCACCATCCTCATGGGATGAGGGTAGATCTTTACCACAACCATACTCATCCGTCAGTAGCAGGGGAGTAACCTCCCTTGCTTCGCGGATGTTGAGTGCATTGATTCCATTGAACGATGCACCATTCTTTAGATTCGGAATGAAGGATGGATCATCAGCTCCCTTTGAAGTAGATCAGTACCTTGAGACATTGTCTTATCAGGTCTACCGAAAGTTAATCTCAACTAACTTACGAGAATCTGTCTACCAAGCATTACAAAATCTAATCATCACTGGAGATATTCTAATGATGATGGATGATAAGTTCTTCTATACTAACTATCGGCTTGACCAATACGTAGTACAGAGAGATGTAATGGGAGAGGTAATTGAGATTATACATCTTGAATACGAGGCTATTGATCCAGAAGATATTAGATATGATCAATCATCTATTGAGTATCGACAAGGATATAGAACATTCTACTGTCAGTTCATCAAACAAGATGATGGTAGGTGGTACTATAGAAAGGAAGACTCAGCTGGAGAACTGATTAATGATGGATACTATTTGGTTCCAACATTTGCAGTTCTTAGATGGCTAAGTATTCCTGGTGAGAACTATGGTAGATCTCACTGTGAGGATATTATCGGAGATATTAGATCTCTAGAAGCATATACCAAAGCACAGATAGAAGGTCTTGCTGCTGCTAGTGCATTCTGGATTGCAATAGATCCTGGTGGTGTAACAGAAGTAGATGACATTGCTCTTATGAGAAATGGATCCTTTGTATCCGCAAGACAGCAGGATGTGTTTACTATTAGTCCAGCATCAACAATGAATCCACAGATTCAAGCAGCATCAGCTGCCGTTGAAAACATGAGACGAGAAGTTGGTCAGGCATTTTTAATGACTGGTCAGGCTATCCCATCTGGAGACAGAGTAACAGCCACAGCTGTTCGTATGATCGGTTCTGAACTTGAGACGGTACTTGGAGGAGCATTCTCTTCTATTGCCCGTACACTGATGGAGCCTATTGTAAAGAGATGCATTGTTCAGATGCTAGAGGAAGGTCTTCTTGACCCAGGTCTTGAGGAACAATTCTTTACTGATGATGGCACACTTGATCTACAGATCATCACTGGACTACAGGCACTGAGCAGAGACTCAGACTTACAAAAACTTATGCAGCTTGGAGAGATGGTAAGAAACTTACCACCAGATGCTATTGCTACATTCAAGTGGGATGCATATGCTTCCCAACTAATTACATCTCTAGGTTTCGATGCCCGTCAATGGGTTCGTAGCGAGGATGAAGTTAAGAAAATGCAACAGCAACAGCAGATGCAACAATCACAGATGGCTACACAGCAGACAACTGCTGGAGCAGTGGGTTCATCTATGGCTCAGGCGGCAGGACAGGCTACCAGTACTGCACTAGAATCACCCGAAATGCAAGCACAGGCACAGCAAGCACTGCAAGGTATTGACCTATCTCAAATAACTGGAGGAATGCAGCAATGAGTATTCAAGGAATCTCAGGTACAATGAACCACATTAAACAGGTTCAGCGGCTAACCTATGTTATGGATAAGTCACCAGCAACAAATGTTATTCTGTATGTTAATAAATCACAGTATGCTGGACGATATGCATCTATTAATGATGCACAACTTGCAGCACAAGGTCTATTAACAAAGTGTGGTTGTTCAAGACCAGACGAAAGAATACTTAATGTTCCTCAGGAAATTATAACCCCTGGATTAAGAACAATAACCACACCAAACTGGATAGATATTTCTATTGAGTATGATCAAGTAATTCAATCATTTGGATATAACTCAGCGTCTCAAAGAATGACACTACAAGGTAATGCAATTGTATTACAACTATCTGGAACATCTAAGGATGTTTCTTTATATGTAAAGAGAAGCTTTTCTCCTATTGCTTTAACTACGGTTAGTCCAGTCTTAGAAGGATACACAAAAGTAAATCTATTTCCAGCATATCTAATTGTTAGTCCTAATGAGTACGTTAGATTTAAATGTGATCATAATTACAAAGTGCCATATCCAACAGCTACTAGTGCTTTAGAGTTAGTAACAGTAACAAACCTAAGTAATAACGGATCTGCTGTAGATACATTTAATATGAACTACACTGTCATAATCTAAGGAACTATATGCCACGAATTACATACGTATCGACAACACATCAGAATTCTAGTTCCTTTCCAGAAGATTCTACATCATACGCAGTATGGGGTACAGCATGGGATGGCAGAGGAATTTCATCAAACGATAAATCTATAGTTCCATTGGTTAGAATGTTCTATAAAGAAGACATTAGCTTGGCTGGAACAAGGCGTAGATACACAGACAATGCAACACTGCCTACCCTACCAACTTCTATTAGCGACTCCCTCGCAGTACTACGCGGAATCCCACAAGCAAGGCGTGTTTTGTTTCCTAACTTCTTACAAGACGATGGCATTGGTGGAAATGACCTAGATAACTCCTCATATTATAAGAACAATACTAATACTAATGTTCAAATTTCTGGTGTTAACTGGGATTCTGTATTCCAATACAATGCATCATCATCTCAAACACTAGATGCAAAGAAATATTTCAAGGCTTATATAGAAGAAGCTGAAAAGACCAACGCACAGTTTAGCAACATTGTAGATGACTATGAGTCATGGTCTGCTTGGAGTCTTGGTGGTGTTAGATTAACTGGAGGAACTGTAGCTGCATGGCAAACAGCTGGAGATGCTCGTCTTATTGGAATTATTACCGCAGATGCTAGGTTTACTGATAACGCGCATGGAGATCTTACACGTTCTAAGTCATGGAGTAAAATTCTAACAGATACTTATTTCAACTTAACGGGTACAGTTGCCACTGTTTCAACAATCATGGCAAACTGGATTGGACGAACAACATCTACTGATTATGTAAGTGGTTCTCCTTATAATGTTCCCAACTCATATTACTCTTGGGATAAAACAATGAGACAGGTTGCTGAAACACATCGTGTTGAGCATATCTATAAGCAAGTATTTACAAAGCCGTGGTTTACTGGTAAGTATTCCAACTATGATACACTAAACAATACATACAAAGAGTGGAAATATCTACGAGATTATAAC